TACAAAATCAATAGGATGGTCATTATACACACCTGTTGGGCTTAAACAATTGACTCTTATATTGTTTTTTGCGAAATAAGTTGATAAGTATTTTGTCATCCCGACTACCGCCCATTTAGCTGCGGAATATGTTATTGGTTTAACGTTCTGTTCTTCTTCTTTTTTTGACTCATCACGATATATTCTTTGGTCAGGAGCAATTACACCTAAATCTGATGAAATATTTAAAACAACTCCCCCTCCTGTTTTTAACATCTTATTACAAATAACTTGAGAAGTCATAAACGTTCCATTTATAATTGCATCAATCCCTTCTTTAAAGTAAGATTCACTCATAACCTCAAATCTTGTTTCAGGAGTTAAACTATTATCATCTTTTGTTACCTTTGGGTCTTTAGCCGCATTATTAATTAATATGTCAATTCTATCATATTTTTCACTAACAACTTCAATAGTGTCTTTTTTAGTGACATCCATATATTCTATACTGATATTTTCTATACCATATTTTTCTGAAAGATACTGATACTTTTCTTTTAAATTATCCATATTAACATCTGTCAAAATTACTTTTGCTCCATACTCTAAGAGAGCTTCGGCGTGTTTTGGACCCAATAAACCACCAGCACCTGTTATAAGTGCAATTTTACCATCTAAATCAAATAAGTTTCTCATATAATTTTATTAATTTTTTTTAACGTTTCGGATATGTAATTTACTTCGTTACATTCAACTTCTCTCGCGAGTTGTAAAATTACATTTTCATTATAGTTAATTTTTTTTAATATTTCAAATATTACTTTAAAATTTGTATCCCCAAATCCAAACAATTTTGTTTCTCCTTGATAATTTCTATCTTTAATGTGAATATTTTTAATTTTATTACCAAAATACTGTATTAATTCTTGGTGATTAATATTTTCTTTATAAAAAGATGTAAAATTACCAGTGTCGTAGGTAATAAAAAAATTATCCATTCTATTCACAATTTTCATAACAATTTCTTTTTTACATTCAAATTCAAAACAAAAATCTATGTTTGGATATTTTACTGAAATAGGTACAAAATTCTTTAAAAATTTATATCTAATTGATATATCAGTAACTGAACTATCCTCAAGTAAAGGAATGACAACTTTTTTAATTTTTAATTCAGTCATTCTATTTAAAACAGGAATTAAATTTTTATTTAAAAATTTTTTTTTATAAAAATTTGTGTTAACCATAGTGTCGACACATACGGATAAAATATTTTTAGGAAGATTATTATTAGTAAAAAATGGATTGGTTAAATTATCTTTTGGGGTAATTAACCACTCAATACCTGATATACCAATATGTTTAATATGATTAAATTCATTTTCCCAAGTATCTATTGGAAACTCTTGCATTTTATTATCGATAGGTTTACTTAACCTACCCTGTAATATCCCAATTTTCATAATAACTCAACAAATTCAATTATATTATTTTCAGGGTCTTTTGCGAAAAAAACTTTAACGGTTTTTTCATCTGAAATTATTGGATTATTTATCACTGATAAACCATTGTCTATCATTATTTTGTGTAAATTTTCAGAATCTTTTACTGTTAGTGCGAAATGAGTATACCCATTAGAAAACAAATTTTTTTCAATTAACTCACAATTTTTAAAAAATAAAAGTTCAACAATTGTAGAGTTATCTTTACCTAACTTAATAATTCTTGGGGACAATTCTTTAGAATTTAATATATGGTTTAAAAAGTGTCCACTTTCAATTTTATCATACATTATATCTAATCCTAAAATTTTATGATAGAACCAAATCATTCTATCGATATCATTTACTACAATTCCAACGTGTCTAAACATTCTATTAAACTTTCTTTTAATACGTTAATACCTTCAATTAGTGCGTCATCTGAAATAGTAAGTGGGGGACCTATTTTTAATGTCCCTGATTGAGTTCTAATTGATAACAATCCTTTTCTCATTGCAATTTCAATTAGTCTATCAACAAAATCAATATTATTACCGTCAGGTGATTCTATAAAAACTCCAGCTAACAAACCTTGGCAATTTACTTTCTTAACGTATTTTGACATTTGATGTTTCCATTCTAATAACTCAGACTCCATTAATTTGCCCTTCCTCATTGATTCATTAATTAAATCATTTTCAATAAGGAATTTAACAGAGGCCTCAGACGCCGCAACCGCAACTGGATTCCCACCGTGAGTACTATTATAAGACATATCAGTATTAATAATTTTATTGTTTGTTATGACACAAGATAGTGGTAATGACGATGAAATGCCTTTAGCACAAACAATAATATCAGGAATAATTTCAAAATGTTCATATGCAAAAAGTTTACCAGTTCTACCAAATCCTGATTGAATTTCATCTATGATTAATAAAACTTCATTTTTGGTACACCATTCTCTTAGTAATTGTATGTATTCTTTAGACGCAAATTCCGCGGACCATCCTTGATATGGTTCCATTATGACTGCGGAATACTCATTAGGGTTGAGGTCTTTAAAATATTTTTCAAATAATTCTTTAGGAGATAAATTTTCATTTTTTATTGTGATTGAGTCAGGGTATGGTAAATGTGTTACGTAAGTTTTAACAGGTATCCATTCTTGTGATTTGAATTTTCCCCCAACCATTGCGGAACCCATTGTTTTACCGTGATAACCATTATTAAATGAAATAACTTTGTTCTTATGGTTATACTTAATTGACATCTTAATTGCACATTCAACTGATTCAGAGCCAGTTGATAAAAATAAAACCTTATCAAATTTTTCAGGGGTTATTTCAACAAGTAGTTTTGAAAACTCAGACCTTTCTTTTGTTGGGTAGTAGTAGGCGTTCAATAAGTTCCTATTTGTTTTTGAGATAATCGCCTCTTTTACTTTAGGGTTTGAGTGACCAACATTTGTAACAAATATTGAAGATGTAAAATCAATCCATTTATTACCTGAAACATCATAAACCGAATAATCAAGTGCCGAATCCCAAACAATTGGTAATTGGTCATTCATTGAATTAGGTTCGTAATTAATACAATCCTGTATTATTTTGATAGTTTCCGGTGATGGAATTTTAGTTTGAATACATCTATTTTTTGTTTTTATTTTTACACATTCTATTGGGGTTTTTGAAAACTCATACATATTTTTTATTTTTAATTAGATATTCAATATACTCAAAATCTTCTATTGTGTCAATTTCTTGAGTTAAATTTGTTACATAAGAATATATTTTTTTCCCGTATAAGTTATCCCCTTTCATAAAAATTTCTGGTTTTACAATATCAATATAACCATTAGGGACATATGTTTTTGGATACGATTGTCTAGGATTATTTTGGTCCATATTTTCTACTATTGGATACCATAGTCCTCTTTTTTTAATAAAAAATTTATACGCGGATTCAGACATTTCATGTCCTGACCTAAGACTTGTAACCAAATGTTTATTTTTTTCAAATTCAAAAATTGCATCATCTAAAATATGTGGTTTTATAAGAGGGGTTGTGGCTCTTAAATGAACAATTGGGGAATTTATATTGGTAACATTACAAAAATGTTTAAATGCATCAATATCTAAAGAATTATCTTGACATAGTTCTAAAGGTCTATCAATAATTTTTACTCCATATGATAAAGAAATTTTTTTAATATCCTGACAATCTGTTGAGACATAAATTTCATTAATGTTACTTGTTTTTTTGGCGGCTTCAATTACGTAACCAATTAGTGGAACTCCATTTAATTCTTTAATATTTTTTTGAGGGACACCCTTACTTCCGCCCCGAGCTAAAATTAAACAAACCATATTATTTTTCCGCAATTATAATAAATTCAGTACCATCACAATTAAATTCACCTAACTCCCAATCTTGAAAAAAGATAATATTTTTAAAACCAACCGACAACAACAAATTTTTTATTTGTTCTTTATTATAAATTTTTAAAATTACCGACGAATTACTCTTTTTATTTTCATCCCTTGAAATAAATGTTTTATCCCACGTTAAAAAATTATTTGAGTCGTCAAATTTACAATCCCAAAGAGAATATTGCCATGGGTCAGGATAATCAAACTCATCCCAAATTTTACCACCCATTTTAATAGAATCTAAAATTTTTTTACACCCATCGAGTTCAATTATTATCTTACCATTTTTTTTCAAAGTTTCATAAACATCCTTTAATAATTTAATTTCAAAACCTTCGGATATTGGTTCACAAAACTGAAAAGATAAATCTGACATATAACATAAATCAATATTAGAAAAATTATATTTTTTTAAATTTAAAAAATTATCACATATATTTTTAACATTTTCTATGTTTAAATCACGTCTCCAATTTTCCGCAAAATTAAATCTGTCTTCACTTATTTCAAATCCGTACCCAAAATTGAGTAAATTTTTTAAATTCAAATTATATAATAATTTTGAATTACCTGAACCCAATTCTAAAATATTAATTTTTTCTTTAAAAAAAGAATTTATAAATTTTAAATTTTTTTCACAATCGTTTAATTTATTTTGACGATATTTTTCCATTTCGTTTTTATCGTAAAATATTTCATACCCATTATAAGCTGTTAAATTTTTGTGTGACATTTTTTATAAGATATTAGAAGTATTAAAAATTTTCTTTAAATGAGACATATCACTTAGATTTTGAATCTCGACATTTATTTTTTCGGCACTTTGTTTAATTATTTCAAAATCGGTTAATATCTCATCAAGATGAGGATTAAAACTTGAGTAGTTGGTAAAGTCTGGTGAAACATACCCTAATGAGTAGTTTAACTCAACTCCACAAATATATATTTTTTTACACCCAAGTAATATCGCTAAAGCCAACATGTGTACCGCAACTGTACTACCTGTACTATATATTTTTTCGTAATTTGTATAATTTTTTAATAATTCTTGTATTGTTAAAAATTTTGGATTTAAATTATGACATTTATTTGGACAATTAGTACAAGTTTCTCCATTAAAATGTCTTTGGTCATATCTAAAGTAGTTCGTGTCTACATTTTCAACTATCCATTCCCAAGGGGTGGTGTCAACAGAATCGGCATGTACAACAGTAGTATTTGGAAATTTTTTAAAAGTTTCTACCATTGAATGTATAGTTTGGTGGGAATTTGCAAAAACCCAATAATTAGGGACTATTTTTGTCATAATGTTAATTTCATTACAACAAATTTTAATGTAATCATTATTACTTTCTAAAATGTTTAAATAATTCCCCAAAGAAGGTCCTGTACCACAGATTATTGCCGTTTTACCAACTTCTTTATTAATTAATTTTGAAATATCTTGATTAGTCATTGTAGTATAATAATCCATTATTAAATTTTACATTTATTTTTTTCCACTCATTTTCATACACATTATTAAATTCTTTTTCACCTCTTGGGCCAAACCAAATATTAGGGACAAAAACTTTGTTATCTTTATTTTGGTTTAAAAAAGACCCCCACCAAGAAAAAGATGAGTTTGACATTATATTATTTTTACAAAGACTAATCATCCATAGGTCTTCATAATCGTCATTATCTTCAACAAATATAACTTTATCAGATTTAATATTATTTTTTACCCAAGTAAAATCATCTGAAAAAATAAAAAATGTTTCAGTTTCAGGTAAAAGACTCATACAGTGTTTAATATATGAAATATCTATAACTGGTAGTATATCAGATATTGTTAGATAATCACCTCTTCTAATATGAATTGATGTCGTATTATTAGATAATAATTGAGGGTATTTTTTAAATATTTTTTCTTTAAATTCTTCAGAAGGTAAGAATAAATCAATTATTTCTTTGTCATACCCTAAAAAATTTTTACTACTTTGAAAATACCCATTAAACCCAACTGACTCGTCCCAATTAAAATTCAAGTTAGGTTCATTCCAACTATACTCACTAACTATTTTTTTAACATTTATATTATTAACAAAATTAATTTTTTTAAAAATATTATTAATATAATGTGTGGGTTGTTTTGCTTTACCCATTGGGGTGTATGCTTGTGGTAAAAAAACCGATGGTATTTTATTTTTTAACCCCTGAGAATACGAATGTGCAATTTGAAACATTTGGTTACCTAAACCTCCTTGTAACAATGCGGTAGATATTATATTATCCATTAGTTTTTAATTTATTATAAATTATTGAGTCAGGTAAAATGTAAGATTTAGATTTTTCGTAATTTTCAATTACAAAAGGTAACATTTTTTCATATAAATCTTTATTACAACTTGTTAAAATATCTTCTATTTCTTCTATTTTGTCAAAACAAATCATTCCTTTAGTGTTAAAAAAATCACCAATCGATGGACACCCCCAATAAATCGGGATAGTCCCAGTTGTAAAACAGTCTATTAATTTTTCAGTAAACCAGTAATCTCTTTTACAGTTTTCAATTACTATTGAAAATCTATAATCTTTTAAACCTTCTATTTTTCTATCAATTGGTGAATAACCTCTACCATAAACATCCATTTTATCTTTATATCTATCTATAACCAAATGACGTAATTGATGTCCGTCAGTTTGTCTTTTATTTGAAGATATAATTGATATGTCTTTTGATTTTTTATAAACTTTTTGTTGTTCAGGGTCAATCCAACAACATCCAAAAGGTACTAATTCAAAATTCTTATTTAAATCAAGTAATGATTTTTCATGTGTAAAAACTTTATTAAAATTTTGGTGATTATTTAAAATATAGTTGTAGGTATTTGAGTTAATACACATTGGTTCAATTAACCAAGCATAGTTTTTTTCATAATTATCTATTTTTTCATGTCCTAACATGAAATCTGTATATACACATGGAATACTTGAGTCTAAATTTGACCTATCCCAAAAAAACCTATTGTCTTTTTGAAAATCGCTACAATAACCCAATACGCTATGTGAAAAAGTAATATCTTTTAAATTTATTTTATCCATAATTATTTTTTTAACAAATAGTCATAATTTACAATGTGTTCTTGTATGTCAGAATAATCTTGAATTTGCCAAGTTAAATGAGGTCTAATACAATAACAATTTAATTTTGGTTGTAATAAAGATAAATAAAAATCGGCAGCTACTGATGGTTTAAAAGATACTTTTTTATCTAATACCTTATTAACTTTATCTTCTAAAAAATCTATAATTGTGTCGTATGATTTTGAATTAACTGCATACATTTGTAATGCATAAGTGTGAGACAATTTAAAAATGTTTTCGGAAATTTGTTTAATTGGACCTTGGTGGTTTCCACCAAAATATATAAGGTCCCAATCTTCAGGAATCTGAGGAATAATTGATTCAAATTTTTCAGAAATATTTGAATCAAATTCAACGTCATCTTCGTATATTAAAACGTTCTTTAAATTTAACTCTTTCGCCATTTTAATCACATTTAAATGAGATATGGTACCCCCTAATTCAGATGAATGAGGATATGGTAATGTTAAAGTTTTACCATCAAATGCGGAATACCTTTCAGCAACAATTCCAAAATCATTAAATTTTTTAGTAATAGTCGTCCATCTGTCTTGTCTTCTGTCTAAATTTATACAAAAGGATTTGGAAAAAAAATTGTTTAAAATCATAAATTAATTATGTCTATATAATTTTGTTTTATTTTTTTAGTAACATTTAATGAATCAAATCTTTCCACATCTAAAGGTGGCTCATGTAATTTTTTATCGATTATGTTACCTAAATTATCAATGTTGTATATCCAACCACTTTTACCGCACATCCAACCTTCAATTGTAGTTCTACCTAATAAAATACCAGCAGTTTCGGAACAATCTTTAACATATTTTTGTACATCAATCGTACTGTCAAAATATTTTACATGAGACTCATTTAAAATTGAATTTAAATAGTTTGATTGATTTTTACCTACAATATATAATGTTTTATTATTTTCTTTAGTGGTTTTAATTAAATCAAAAATGGTTTGTTTTCGTATCTCGTCAATTGTCCCAACAAATAAAGTGTAACCTAAATCTTTTGTATTTTTAATATTAAATTTTTCAGAATTAATTGGGTTGTAAATAACTTCAACAAGGTTTTCGGGTACGTTAAAATTTTTAACAATACACTCTTTAATCTCAGGTCGAATTGCTATGTATTTTTTAACACTCTCATTAATTATTGGATTTTCTAAAGAAATGACTTCAGAATGTATAGTATATATTTTTTTAATATCGGGATATAAATTATTTAACGTATTTACAACAGGTTGGTGTTGGTAATGAATAATATCAAACGTTTCATTTGAGATTCTATAATATTTGTTTTTTTCAGTTGTTATTATCCCATTTGGTGTAGACATCCTCCAAATTCCGTCCCCCATTTTAAACCCTGGAGGTTCTGTAATATTATAAACTTTAATCCCTTCTTTTTTAGCAATTTCAGATAATCTACCGACAGTTTCATAAGCAACAATAGAAACATCTACATTCATTTTTAGTAAATTTTTGGATAGTTCGTAAACGTACATTTCAGAACCTGTAAATTCTCTAAAAAATAAACAACCAATTAAAACTTTTAATTTGTCATTTTCGGTTACTTTTATTTTTGAAGGTAAGTTGTTTTTATACTTTTCAGAAAAAATTTTCCTATTTTCTTCCCATTTTTCATTTGTCATTCCTATTGACTTATGGGTGATTCTAATATTTGTAATTACTCCAATCTTACACCCACTTAAATAATTTTTAAAACAAAAATTGACATCATAAAAATGGAATCCATCAACTGATTCATCAAAAGAGTCTTTAATTTTTTGTTTATTTAAACACATAAACAAACCGTCAACAAGTACAACTTCTTTAACATTGTTTTGTAAAGAATCCGAATACCTTGATTCCCATTTTTTACCATCATGTTCATGATTCACAATACCAAACATTTTAGACCTATCTTCCCACCACATACCACTAATAGGTAAACTTGTTGTTCCTGCAACTCCTAAAATTGAAAACTCATTATTTCTATCAAAAACTTTTTTAAGTTTTTCCCCCCAATTTTTTGTATCAAAATAAATGTCATCATGACACAATACTACAATATCATTAGTTGACTCAGATAATATTTCGTTATAAACAACTGAAAGATTTTTTTCACCATTGTTAACTTTTTCAATAATCTGTATTTTTGGGTTACCACATGATTTTTTTAAATATTCCTGAAATTCAGGATTTGATTTTCTTGTACTATATCCAATTGTTATCATATTCCTGTACTTCCAAATCCGTTTTCACCACGGTCTTTATTTTCAACTTTACTTACTTTAACCAAATTAACATTTCTACCGGGATAACATTTGGATAAAACCGCTTGAGCAATTTTCATACCTTTAGTAATTTTAAATGATTCTTTATTTGTATTAAACACTATTACTTGTACCTCACCAGTGTACCCCTCATCAACAGTACCTGGACTATTAAGAACCATTAACCCTTGTTTAAGAGCTAATCCACTTTTTGACCTAACCTGAATTTCAAAACCTTCAGGTATCTCAAATCTAATGCCCGTAGGTATTAAAGCTCTTCCAAAAGCTTCAATTGAAATTTCCTCTGTTGAGTATAAATCAAACCCACTGTCGGATACGTAATTATACTTTAAATCTAAATCAGTTTCCGATGAATAAGGTAAGTCAAGTTTTTTCATAGACTCTATCATTTTGTCTTCAAAGTCTTTTAAATCAATACCATAATCATCCGAAATTTGTTTATATAAATTCAAATTAGATTCTTTATCTAAAGATTCTTGAATTTTTTTCATTTCCTCATATAAATCAAAATCCTCGTCGTTAATATCTAAATTCATTTTAAATTTTTAATTTTTTTAACAACATTTATTAAAACCTCAACGTCTTTTTCACAGTAATCTTGTATCTCTTGGTATTTGTTTTCATTCCAAAAATAATAGTGTACTTTATTACCCGTAACTTCCATATTTTTAGATGATTCAATTCCTAAAGATATACACATCAATTCTAAAGAACTGATTGCTCCAAATTGACCAAATTGCCAAATATCTTTAGTGTCAACCGCTTTAACTTCCCAAGGTTTTGTGTCGGGAGTTGGTAAAATTGATGATGGTAATATACCATTAATTATCATTCTTTTTCCTAACACAGGAATATCAAAATTCTTAATATTATGTCCACAAAGCACAAACCCTAATTTATCAACACGATTTAATAGTGTGTTGACATCTTTTAATAATTGAGTTTCATCTGAATTAAAAAAAGTTTGTTTTTTAACTGTATTATCAGGTCCAATAAACCCTACTGAGACACAAATTATTTTACAAAATTCAGGTACTAAAGCGGCTCGGTTAACAAATATATCTTCTTTTGATTTATCTGAATCTTCAGTAAATCTTTTTTGAAACCAATCTAAATAATTATCAAATTGATAACAAAGAGACGGGTAGTCTCTTTTGAAAGTATCGTAATTACTTGAAACCCCAACAGTCTCAATATCTATAAATAATAGTTTGTTTAATGGGTACTGTATCATAAATTATTTTAATAAACTGAAATAAAGTTCTTTTCTATCTTTGGTTACGTTATTTAAATCGTATTTTTTTGAGACTGTTTCATACAATCTTTCACCTAAATCAACAATCATATTTGGATTATTGACTAATTTTTTAATGTTTTTTGACCAATCGGAGTGATTACGAGTTTCCTCAATTAATAAAGCGTTTCCGTCAACAAACTCACCATGATTAAGAGCGTGTTTTAAATCAACAGTGTAAGGTCCAACATTAGATGCAATTAACGCTCTTTTGTAAAACCCCGCTTCAATAACTTTTAACTGTGATTTAACTTTATTAAAAATATGGTTTTTAATTGGGGCTAATGATATATCAAATTTTGAATAATTTTTGGCGTAAGATGTTGTAGGTAATGTCCAAACTCTTCGGTACCCTTCATTTAATTCATTAAAGTAAGGTTCATCTTTAAATTTCATTAAATGTGATTTATACTCAGGACTAATAATTTTATAATTATTTGTGAATATTTCTTCGTACTTTACCCATACTGTTTCTTCAGGTTTAATTGGTCGAACTTTCTTTTCACCAGTCTCTTTGTTATACTCAGTCATTGACCCTCTAGTGTCAAATCCACATAAAACATATTGTAGTTTATCATTTAAAGAACCTAACTTATTTATCATCCCATCAAGTAAATTAAGGTCATGTAAATGTGAAGAACCCCCTAACCACCCAACTCTAATTCTGTCAGACTCAATTGATGGTTCCTTAAATTGAGGTTCATTAGGGTCAATTGCATTTGGTAATACTGACACATTTTTATTTATTTTAGACACCTCGTGTGCAAATATTGGGGTTGTAGTAGTGACATGTGACGCCACCTTTATTTGTGCAATAATTCTCTCATTTATTTTTTCTTCAACAATGATTGAATGTAATGGATGTTCTTTGGTAGGTAACCAATAGTCATCTATGTCACAAATTGTAACCACCCCATCAGAATTTAGTTTATTAATTAATTCTAATGATTTATCATAATCAGTTCCTATTAATCTGTGAAAATGAACAATATCGTATTTTTTCCAAAATCTATCGTCATTGTAATCCACATCAAATTCAATGTCAACGTGTACTTCGTTTGGATATAATTTTTGTAAACATACGTGTGGGTCAACCGACCTAAATTTACCAACACCACTTCTATCTGAAGGTAAAACTAAAATATTAATTTTTTTACTCATAGAAATAATTATAGTACTTAATCTACAATATTTCAACACATATGAATAAAAAACCCCCTAAGTGGGGGTTCATTTATTTTAATTTTTTTATTTTAGTTATTTTACCTTCAAAAATGTGGTCGCCAACTTTAATTTGGACTACTTGTTGTGACTTTTGTTCTGATTCGTGTATTATTCCTTTTTCTGTCAAAACTTCGGTAACTACTTCTTTAAGCATTTTTCGTAAATCAGAATTGTTTGAAGTTTGAGGAACTGTGGATTTTTTGTTAGTAGATGTCTCAACAATAGACTCTTTATTTTGATTCATTAATCTGGCAGCTCTTTCAATAATGTCGTCTGAAATTGTAGGTGATGATGGTTGTGGTGATTGTATTGGGTGTTCAATCATTAATTGTTTAATTGCGTCAGGTAATTTAGAACTTAAAATTCTATCTTTTGTATTTGTAAATTGTTTTGATTGTACGGGTTTAGACTCAGTCATAAATTCCTGTGGAATATTATAACTAGCCTGGGGAATATTAAAATCTTGAATTTCAGGACTACTATTAAAATTTGATTCTGAAATATTTCTAACATCTCCTCTTTTGATGTTATCACTTTTATCCATGATTTTTTTTGAAATCATGAGTTTTTGTATTAAATCTTCTGTCATATTCTTTATATTAAATAAACTTTGCTAAAATGTCAATTGATATCATTCTTTTGTCTCCATTTGGATTAAAACCTGGTCTGACTTCAGAAAACTCGATATCTGTTGGAGTCACACTTAAAATGTCTCTAACTTTAAAATATCTCCATCCTGGCATAGGACGTTGTCTTAAATATCCTCTATGAGACGCTCCTTCTCTTTCCCACGCACACAATACTTGATTACCTTTTTTATTAACTCCTAAGCACACTGGCTCAATAACACGAATACCTTTACCTCCGGGTTCATCACCATTATATGTTATATAAATAACTTTGCGTTGGGATATGGCATCTCGTATATCACGAAAAGTAACAGTCTCAACCAATAGTGATTTTAATGAGTTTATTAATTTCATTATACTGATGGGGTAGTGTAAGGTACTTGAGCTTTATAGTAATTAATTGCAACTTCTGACGCTCTTTCTTGTACGTCTCTATTGTTACCTGCAACAAAATCATAAGCGTTTAATAAACCATCGTTTCCTGTACCCTTACCTTGAGCATCGCCAGTTGCTAATGCGTCAGGATTTGTTGCACTGTATTGATTCGTTTGAAAATAATCATTAGTTGGAATTAATGTTCCTCTTTGTTGAACACCAATTTGACCTAGTTGGTTTAATTGTTGTTGCTCAAAATTAATTGGAATGTAACTTGGCATAATTTTAAATTATTATTTTTATTATTTCGTTTATTCTTTCTATATCTTCAAATATAGAAGATGCGTGTCTAAAGCTTGTTTTTTTGTGACTCAAAGATGGTCTAACACCATTCAATGGGTTTTTAGTATGAGTTTTTATAAAAGAATTTGACAAACCTGAATCCATTCTATGTTTTTTAGAAGTTTTAAGTGTTTGTCTATCTTGGTTTAATAACATATTAACCCAATTTTTCATCCTATCTCCACCCATTAATTCATATCTTTCTTTACTTAAATTTCCACTTTCAAATTTGTTTTTATAATTTTTTAAAAGTTGATATGATATTTTTTTATTATCTCTTAAATTTATATTTTTTTTATAACCTGAAGTATTATAAAACCTAGTACTATGTTCATCAAACCCTTTTTGTAAAGATTCAATAACATCACTTGGGATATCGTACTCTTTATTATATAAATCTTTATTCATCCTTTTTTATCATTTTAACTAACTCACCTAAACTAATACCTTCTTTGTCAGCCATCTTTTTTAAAGATTTTAGATTATTTAAAAAAGTTTTAGAAATTTTAGTTTCTTTTTTTGTGATATCTGAATCTTTTTTATTTTTTTGTACCAAAATATCCTCAATTAATTTCCTAGCGTCCTCATTCTTTTTTTCTTCAATTTTCCTTTTTTCAAAAAGATTAAAAGTCCCAATAAAAGATTTTTTATTTTTAATTTTTTTGGGAGTATTTTTTTCTTTTTTATCTTTTATATCTTTACCAAATTTTTCAGTCCTGTCTTTTGCATCTTCAGGTTCCATCCCCATGTTTTTTACAAGATATTTGAATGTTTTTTTACCATCCATATTTTTGGTTTCATCCCAACCAAACGCACCATCCATATCAATTTCAAGTACAGGACCGTCCTCAATAGATTCTCCATAATAAACTCGATAACCTCTTGTTACGGGATTATTGGTTTGTCTTGTTGCAACAACTTCTTGGTCAGTAGTTTTAATTGGTGAAAGTTTTGGATTAATAATTGGTATTTTTGAACTTAAAAATGTTCCATCGTAATCAACTAATTCTCCAATCTCTCCTTTAAAATTTTTTAAATGAGATTTCATCTCATCAGTATTTTTTATTTTTTTTACTTTTTGTATTTTTTTAATTTCTTGTTTTACTTTTGGTAAATTTTTCTTTTCAAACAATATAACTTTATCGTTTTTTCGTGCTTCACTTAAAGTATTTGAAACTGAATAATATAACGCAATATCATCTTCTCTTTCTTTTAAAAAGAAATAATAATTGTTAGAAAAAGTTTCAATTTTATTATTCATAATGTTTTTACCTATAAATACTTTGATTATTGTATTTATTAAAAGATGAGTCAACAGAATATTAATCAATATGTCTTTAATAAGTGGAAATTAAATCCAAGTTGGAACAATTTGGACATGTCCTTAGCTTCTGATGAAAGAGATTTTAATGAAGAAGTTGTTTTTTCAACTCAATTAATTGGAATAAACGATGGTAATAGATTACCAATTTATTTCGATTTAAATAACCCTAATTCTTCACAACAACCAACTTTAAATTATGGGGATTTCATGTCCGGAAATACTTTGGTTTCATTAAATTATTATAACCCAAATAATGAAAATATATCTTGTTTTACAGGTGATAGTTTATGTGATATTGGATTAGTTGGTACCGATAATGGGTTAGTCCCTGAAATGTCAGGTGAAACAATATATTTTAGTATGGGATTATATAGTGGAACTACAAAATGGGATAGATATCATTTTGATAGAAGAACTAAATTAATTCCAATTACTGCATATACAACTGAAGATATTACTATAACACTTGAATCTATTATAGAACCAGGTTCTATTGTTGCGATATATAATTTAATATCTGAAGAAAATTTAGTTAATGATGTCACAATTAATTTTACAAATGTTTTAGGATATACTGGTGGGACTATTTTAGTTCAAACAGGTGTAACAATATCTTTAGGTAACTCTAGCGGGCAAACAATAGTAACTATTAATGAAAATTTCGATTCTTTAAATAGGACTTCATTGATAACAGGCGTGACCTCATCAGAATCAGGAGGTGCGTACCAAATACAAGTAACCCCAAATCAAACGTTCGCCCCTGTCACTCCAACACCATTAATTACCCCAACAATTACTCCAACACCTAGCCAAACCCCAACACAAACTCCTAGTCAAACTGAAACCCCAACACAAACCCCAACACAAACTCCTAGTCAAACTGAAACTCCAACACAAACTCCAACACAAACTCCTACACAAACCTCAACTCAGACTCCCACACAAACCTCAACTCAGACTCCCACACAAACTCCAACACAAACCTCAACTCAGACTCCTACACAAACCTCAACTCAGACTCCTACACAGACACCAACACAAACTGAGACACCAACACAGACTCCTACACAGACACCAACACCTACACAGACACCAACACCTAGTATTACACCAAGTATTACGCCTACAACTTATATAACTTATCATCTATTGGCACAAGATGGTTCAACAATCAGTATTCAAAACGGGGACAATATTACTTTATATAATTCGGCAATTACCCCAACACCGACTCAGACTCCAACTCAAACTCCAAGTCAAACTGCAACTCAAACTCAGACCCCAACTCAAACTCCAAGTCAAACTGCAACTCAAACTGCAACTCAAACCCCTACACAGACACAAACTCCTAGTCAAACTGCAACTCAAACCCCTACACAGACACAAACATCTACACCTACACAAACATTAGACCTGTCTTCGACTCCAACACAAACTCCAACAACTACCCCAACTCCTACACCTGTTTATAATCGTATTTTGGTACAGGATGGGTCAACGTTAGCCGCACAAAACGGTGATTTAATTAATAAACAACCTTAATAATATATTTATAAATAAAAAATTATGGCAGATATTTTAATTTCTAATTTACCCCTTTACACAGGGGATACTAATGGTTCGTATTTAATTATGAACAACAGTGCTCAAACTATAACATATAAAGTTACAAAACAAACTTTTATTGATACTGGAGTGGCATCATATTCATGGACAACAAACTATGCTAACTTAACAAATGGGGCGGAAAATTACCCAAGATGGGATACCGAAGTATTCAACTCTAACACAAATATTTTTGAGTTAGTTAACTCAAGCGGGGCTGGTAATACAGGTGCAAGAATTTTTTTAAAAGAGTCTGGTTATTATGAATTAATAAGTCAGGTTCACCTTTTTGACGCATTTGGTAACCAAGACCTTTTGGTAAAATATAACTCAGCGACTGGTTCAACTGATGCAATGTCTGTAGGTACATTAATTAGTGATGAAAAATTTGTGGAAACAACTGGTGACAGATTAATTAACGGTACTATTTGTTTTTTCATATCTACCCCAACGTATATAACTATTTCAATAAATCCAAGTAATAATTCACCATTCCCTTCTAACGCAAACTCAACACCGACTAGAATTTTTGTTAAAAAATTACCATAAATTTACTTTAATGGTTTTAAAAATTATTACTATATAAGTTAAAAATGGCAATTAGATTTTCAGGAAATACAAAAGAGACAGTTTACAACATAGTTAGTAAAACTTCCGATAATGTTGGATACTATAACCAATTGTATGGTGGATTTTATCAAGGATTTTTTAAATTATTTGGTTATGATTATGAAACTTTTCCAAACCGATGTAACAAAGGTTGGTCTGTTGAGATGTTGTTGAGAGCGAGACAAGAAGACCAATTTTTTCATACTTCGGGTCAAACAACTTTAAATGAGGTTTACCCAAACAACGACAATACTTTTTTTTATTTTGGTACAAGAGCTGAAAATAAATATTATCATCATGCGTCGGGGTCTCCTGAATCTGATTCAGGGTACACAAGAGTTACAGAAGTATTGAGTGGGTGTCTAAAAACATGTGCATGTTCAGATACCGGAGTAACAATTTCAAGATGTTTAGAAGATGTTTATGAACCATTAAATTATACAAGTCAACATAATGTTGAGTGTAATTGTGGGTGTTCTGAAACCTCAGTCGCAAATCCGGATAAAGACCCGTTATTTGACTCAATGTCAAACACTTTATCGCTAAGACTTTTAGGTGACCCAAAAAATCCTAAAGTTTGTGTTAGAGTTCTTAAATTTACGGGAGGATGTGAAACAACAGGAAGTTGTGAGACAACAGGAATTACTTACACAACAGGTTACACTATAACTGATTATTGTTCAAGTAAAACTATTTTTGATTACTGTTCATCAAGTCAAACTTATTTAAATAAAGAACATTGGTTTTTAATCGATTGTGTTTGGGAACGTAATTCTTATTATGATGAATGTGATTTATTATACAGAGGAGGATTAGATTCTATTACCAATTTATATTATGTAAATTCATTGGCAGGAAATGCGGTTAGCTTAATTACAATACCGTACACACATTCAGGAGAGACTCCTGCAGACCAAATTGAAGTAGTTAATCTAAATGAGGAATGGTTGATTGAAAAGGACCAAAGATTAGGTTCTTTGAAGATATACATAAATGGTAGATTATTCTACGTTATTAACGGATTTGAAGAAGTAATCCCAAGAGGATTAAATACTGAAAAAGAAAAACAAATAGGGGTTCCCTTCAATATCGGATGGGGTGGAGGTACACAAGGATTAAGAGAAAGTTTAACTTTTAGAGAATGTCCGACTTCATTGTCTGGATTAACGTATCAACAAGACCCTGAATGTATGCCAAACGAAACATTATCGGGGACATCCTTATCAGCGTTAACCACAAATATTTTTATTGAACCTAATTTTGCAGGTTCATTTGACGGAGCAATTTCACAATTTAGAATGTATACCGAACCTTTAACATACCCCGAAGTTGTTCATAATTTTGATATACTGAAAGGTAATTTTGAGTTGTTTGATTACAAATGCCCAAGTTGTTCTGATGGTGTAATAAATGATATAATTGGAGTTAGTTCAGGTACTGATATTATATTTTCATCTGATGAGTTTTCAGGAATGACATTTAATCTTTACTATTATAAAGATTCAGGAGAACCAAGATATGTGGTTGTTGAAAATGAAACTTTCCCATACATCATGAATACTTTGTCAGTACCTAATTGTTGTGGTAATAATTTTTATTTTTATATTATTGAATTAGACCAAACATTCCTTTACACCTAATTTTATTTTTATATTTTTTGGTTAAAAATACTAATAATGAAAATTTTTATCCAAGTCGCGTCTTATAGAGACCCACAATTAATACCAACTATTAAATCCGCATTAGATAATGCCAAACATCCTGAAAATTTAATATTCGGAATTGCCAGACAATTTCATATTGAAGATGGATTTGATAATTTGGATGAATATAGAGGTGATGACAGATTTAGAATTTTAGATATTCCATGTGAAGAATCTAAAGGGGCTTGTTGGGCTAGAAATCAAATACAACAACTTTATCAAAAAGAAGAATACACATTACAAATTGATTCTCACATGAGATTCGCTGAAAATTGGGATGTTGAAATGATTGATATCATTAAAAAGTTACAGAAAAAAGGACATAAAAAACCTTTATTAACAGGATATGTTCCATCTTTTGACCCTGACGATGACCCAAACTCTAGAGTTATGGAACCTTGGAGAATGGTTTTTGATAGATTCATACCTGAAGGGGCGGTATTTTTCCTACCTGAAGTAATCCCTGGATGGCAAAGTATGACAGAACCAGTTCCTGCAAGATTTTACTCAGCACATTATTGTTTCACATTAGGTAAATTTTCCAAAGAAGTACAACATGACCCTGAATTTTATTTTCATGGTGAGGAGATATCAATTGCAGCTAGAGCGTACACACATGGTTATGATTTATTTCATATACATAAAATTCTTATTTGGCACGAATATACCAGAAAGGGAAGAACTAAACAATGGGATGATGATAAAGATTGGGTAAGTAAAAATGATTATTGTCACAAAAAAAATAGAAGTCTATTTGGAATGGATGGTGAAGAACCAATGAACCATGGAAAATATGGATTTGGTAAACAAAGGACATTAAAAGACTATGAAAAATATTCAGGGTTACTTTTTTCCAAAAGAGCAATCCAACAATGGACAATAGATAAACATTACCCACCAAATCCTTATAATTTTAATTCTGAAGAAGAATGGATGAATTCATTCTCATCGATTTTTAAACATTGTATTGATTTACAATATTCTCAAGTACCTGAAAAAGATTATGAATTTTGGGTTGTTGCATTTCATGATGAAACAGATGAAACACTTTTTAGAAAAGATGCCGATAAATCTGAAATTGCAAGAATGATGGATGACCCTGATGGTTATATAAAAATTTGGAGAGAATTTAATATGACTAAAAAACCAACATATTGGGTTGTTTGGCCATATTCAGAATCAAAAGGATGGGGTGAAAGAATAACAGGTAATTTATAATTATGGTTGAAATTTTTGATGGTTACTGTGAAGGATTGAAAGGAGGTCACTTTTCTAGTTACAGAAAAAACTTAGGAAATAAATTATTTATTTATTCTGTTAGTAGACTTATTGCCGATGAATTAAATTATGATTTAATTGTTCCTGATAATTCATTAATACGTAGAGAAGAATTAAGTGTTGGTCAATATGTTGAGCAAGTATTCCCATTTAAATCCATTACCGGAAAAGAGTCAATTGAAGGTCCAGTCATCTCAATTGGGGACACTGATGTATTAACATTGAATACTGTCGAAAAAATGGTAGACCATTGTCGGGGACATAAAATTATTTCCGCCTCCTATTTTTCTAAGTACGATTATATTAAACCGTACAAAGAAAAAGTTAGAAATTTTCTTTCAGAAATAGTATTACCAAAAAGAAATGATGACGATTTGGTTTTGATGTTAAGAAATAGTAGAGACGATGGTAGATTTGTATTGCCTGATGAATATTACCTTAACATTTTGGAAAAAGAAAATTTTAAAAATTTATACGTTTCTTTTGACCATGTCTATAACCATAAAAGTATTTTAGATAAATTACAAATTTATAATCCAAAATATATTGAGGGTTCAATTTTAGATGTGTTTAAAGAACTAACATCATTTAATAAAATAATTGCTTGTCAAGGTACATTTTCATTTTGGGTATGTTTCTTATCAAATGCGAGTAAAATATATTGGCCGGTCACTAACGATGGGCCAAATTCAAACAATAAAAATTTTGGAACTCATGTTAATTTAAAAGTTGATGATGAAGACCGATATGTTCACATTAAAATTGATGACATTTATAAAAAATGAAGACTATAAGAATAAGTAGAGCTAATTTTCCAGGTGTGGGGAATTTTTCATGGATGAATTTCTTTTATGAAATATTATCCAAAAAATATAATGTAATAATAGATTCTAAAAATCCTGATTTGGTTATTTATACTAACCAATTTTACAGAGAAAACGAATTAGATTTTTACACTAACGAAATTGTTAAAGGTATTCATGAATACAATGATAACGTAAAAAAAATATTCATAAGTGGTGAGGCAAGACCTGATTTCTTATCTCATTTAAATAAAGGGGAAAACTATTACGCTTTAGGATATGAACACCATGACCATGACAGATATTTAAGGTTCCCAACATATGTTTTAGACGCGCATGTACTCCATAATGAAGGAGGTCTATTTGAAAGTAATTTTGGTTGGTTAACCAAACCAAAAAAATACGAAGATATTAAACTAATAAAAAAACATTTTTGTAGTTTAGTTCAAGCAAGTTTTAATCCCGATAGAGACCAATTTTTTAATATTGTGGAAAAGTATCATTATATTAAAAGTTCAGGTCCGTATCGACAAACAATACCTGATTCAGAAACCTTAAATCCTCACAAATATCATAACTATTCCAATAAAGATTATATGGGAAAAATTGACGGGTTAACCTATAGGGATAAAATTAATTTTTTCTCAGACTGTACATTCAACATGGCTTTTCAATATACTAATACGGATTATCTAACTCAAGAAAAAATAATACATGCATTCGCTTCTAATTCAATTCCAATATTTTATGGTAACCAATACATTGAAGAAGAAGGATTTAATCCTGAGTCATTTATCAATGCTCACAAATTTAAAAATTTTGATGAATTAGTCGATGAATTAAATACAATATATTCTGATAATAATAAATTAAAATCTTATTTTGAATCTCCTATTTTTAATGAAAATAAATTACCAATTTATTTCGATGAGGATTACATTTTAGATTTTTTTAGTAAAATTATTTAATATGAAATCAATTTCTTACAGTTTATTTGGATTAGACTACAAATATTACACAGGTGCTGAGAAAAATATTTTAATCAATCAAAAGTTATTACCTGATTGGGAAACGGTGATTTATTACCATCCTGAAATGATTCGTAACGAATATATTGATAAATTATCAAATATGGGGGCAAAAATGATTGACGTGTCGTCTTTTTCATTTGGTAATCGTCCTCCAAAAGATTACCCATTTTTTTGGAGATTTATTTCTTTTTTTGATGACGGGATTACAATATCTAGAGATTTAGATAGTAGACTTTCTGAACGAGAAGTGGAATATATCAATAGATGGGTACAATCTAATAAAGATTATTTTATAATAAGAGACCACCCGTGGCATTCTCCAGTACCTAGTGGTTTATTTGGTATAATACGAAAAATTACTGATTTTGAGGACCATTTTAATAGTTTTATTAGTAGTTCTGATTTGAGATGGGGGACTGACCAAGAAATTTTACATGAATATATGTCAAAAATTTCAGATGATAATATTTTTTACTGTGGGTATGACAAACCTGAGACCTATATACGTAGAGATAATAAAAATTTTTTTATTGGAATTCAGTTAGATGAATACGATAACCCAACTAAACCAAGCGGGGAGCAATGCCTGCAATATTTAAATGATTTAAATTTATAAATATGAGATACTGTTTTACAACACTAGCAATCAACGAACCTTATGAAACTATCACTCCTGAGTTTTATAAAGAGTTACGTGAAAAAACTAAAGAATGTGAGTTTTTTATCACAACAAATAATGAACAATTAAGAAATCAAGGTGACAGAATTCACACAAAAATTGTTAACCCACCATTATATGATTCAAGGGGAGGATTTAATTTTAATTTAAATTTAAAAGTTTTATCTTTAAAACATATACTAGAACATCAGAAAGAAACTGGAAATAGTCCCGATTATATTATTTTTACTGATGGTGATTGGAGAATGCATGATGGATTTGATGAACAAAAAATATTAAACATGCTTGACCATATGGAACAAAATAATGTTGATTTTTTGTTTGAAAGACCCGCACCAATTGGTCCTCACAAGTTAAATCCAAATGAAAGTTTTTTTAGAGATAAACTTTTTGATTACGATGTTTTTGACCATAATAAATGGGATGAGGCTCATGTGGTTAACGAACAATTTTTAGTTTTTAGGAACAATTCAAAATTTAAATTTTTTGTACAAAGATGGGAACAATTTTTATGGTATAGTATCGCTAATGACATTAGAAATTATCCTGATGGTTTTGAAATTGGAATTTCAGCATTAGAAGCTGACATGAAATACCAATATGAAGGAGTTTTAAATCACTTCATTCAAAATTGTTTTTCGTTCTACACTAAACTTGGAGATTTTCACGTTAGATTCTAATGAAAACTAAAATAGTAACCGCCTTATGGCTAGATGTCGCTGGGTACCCTTTCCAAGGGGCTAGCTCAGTTAGAAAAGATAGATATTATGGGTCTTTAATTAGTCATTGCCGTGGTATTAATTTTCCAGTTGTTTGTTACACTCACGAAAAAAATAAATCCGAAATTGAAAAACTTAAATTAGATTATAATTTATCTAATCTTGAAATTAAAATATTGGAATTATCTGACATGAAGTATCATAAAAAAATAAAAGATGTTAGAGATAAAAATTTTGATACTGACTTAGATGGTAGAGGACCTGAAATAATGTGGGGAAAATTCCAAGTTCTTGAACAAGAGTTAGAAGGTTTTGATAGGGTCTATTGGGTTGACGGAGGATTACAACATCCAGGGATATTCCCGTGGATGTACTGTGTTCCATATGGGGATAAAAAATTTCATAATCCAAATGAAGTACCTGTGTGGAATAATAATCAAATATCTCAATATGATTTTACAAAATTATTCAATACTGAACTTTTCATAAAAATGAATGAGATTAGTGAGAATAAAGTTTTAAATTTAACCGCAACAAATCCTCAATCAGGATATGTTTTTAAAACTAAAGGAATAATTGATTATGATATTAGACCATATTATCCTATTGCAGGTATGATTGGAGGAGATACTAAACAGTTAAAAAATTATATAAATGAGTATTGGAATTTTTGTGATAAAATTATTGATAAAGAATTTTTATGTACAGAAGAATCAATAATGAAATTAGTTTATGATAAATTAAAAGACATTGTTCATCCTTTAATTTTTGACGTTCACCAAACTGATGAACATGACCAATATCATTTTGAACTTTGGGACCCATCTTGGGGTAAACCTAAACCATTATACATGGTTTGGATAGACATTTTAAATAGTTAAAAATATGAATGCGTATATTACTACCGGTATGAATTCAGGTTTGGGGGATATGTATTCAACAATCTATTCAGTATATCTAACACAAGAAAAATTAAAAGAGATGGGATATAAGGTTAAAACTTATGTTGATTTTGGCCTAAATCCTTATAAAATGAATAATGAAAATAGAGATGTTTTTTTTAAAATTTTTAAATTAGACAAGTTAGATAATTTTACATTTTTTACTAGTGGATTTAGTCCTCATGAAGGAAATTTTCCTGAAAGAAATGAAACTAAATTAGTTATTGATAATTCAAAAATATATTATGTTTATGTTGATGAGATTATTGAGGGAGTGGAAGATTTAAATAATTTTCCTCATATTGAAAATTATAGAAAATGGATAATGTACGATGAGTGGCCAAAATTAAGTTTTTTAACTGACGAAGTGGTGTCATTCTGCGAAGAAAAACTAAAATCATTTCCTGAAAATTTTTATTGTGTACATTACAGACCTTTTGAATTAAATAACCAAACTGAAGAATTATCAAATTCAATACAGTCAATTAAAAATTTTATTGAAAAAAATCAAGATAGACCAATATTTGTGTTTACACAATTTGAAATTTTAAAAAATGAACTTAAGCAATGTAATTATAAAAATTTATATTACAATGATTATGTTTATAAAGGTGATTTAAGTACAACAAGAAGTTTAGGATTAAGTGATGATGAATTAATGTATTTTTTTAAATCTACTTTATTTGAGATGTATGCAATGTCTAAATCTGAAAAAATATTTAGAATATGTAATTGGTGGTCTGTTTTTTTATTTTTTGCGGCATCGTACAATCAAACTAAATTAAGTAATAACATTAGATTTTTTGATTATGAGTAAGATAACTTTAGTTACAGGGCTTTGGGATTTAAAAAGAGATGGGTTAAATGAAGGATGGGCGAGACCATTTAAAGAACACTATTTAGAAAAATTTAAACAACTTCTAACAATTGAGGAAAATTTAATAATATTTGGAGACTCTGAGCTTGAAAAATTTGTTTGGGAAAACCGAAAATCTGAGAACACTCAATTTGTATTAAGAGAATTATCGTGGTTTAAAAATGAGTTTTTTGGCAAAATTCAAGGTATTAGAAATGACGAAAAATGGTATAATCAATCTTCATGGTTACCTGAGTCTACACAGTCAAAATTAGAATTTTACAACCCATTAGTGATGTCTAAAATGTTTCTTCTTCACGATGCAAAAATTTTAGATAAATTTAATTCTGATAAATTATTTTGGATAGATGCTGGTATAACAAATACAGTTCACGTAGGGTATTTTACACATGATAATGTATTAAAAAAAATAGATAGTAAAATTACTAAATTTTCTTTCATTTGTTTTCCATACGATGCAAACAATGAAATTCACGGGTTTTCATATCCTAAAATTAATGATTGGGCGAATGATGATGTAAGATTAGTTGGACGAGGAGGGTTTTTTGGAGGAACAAAAGAATCTATTGCGGAAGTAAATTCCCTTTATTATGGGTTGTTAAATGAAACTCTATCTCAAGGTTATATGGGTACTGAAGAATCAATATTTTCAATAATGGTTTATAAGTACCCAAAAATTATAAATTATTTCGAAATAAATTATGATGGATTATTAGGTACATTTTTTGAAAATGCTAAAAATGAAATTTTAGAAGTAAAAAATAAATTACCAATTAATTTGTATAATGGTTTAGATATCGATAAAACGTCTTTATATGTTATTGGTTTTAACAGTCCTAAACAACTTGAAACTTTAATTACTTCTATGATATCGTATGACAAGGATTTCATAGAAAAACCAAAAAAATATCTTTTAAATAATTCTACTGATAGAACTACTGATGAACAATATATAAAAATATGTGAGTTACATAATTTTGAAATAATTTGGTCTGAAGAAAATTTAGGAATTTGTGGTGGTCGACAATTTATAGCTGAACATTTTGAAAAAAGTGATAGTGACTTTATGTTTTTTTTCGAAGACGATATGTTTTTTTATCCTGAAGAAGGACAAGTATGTAAAAATGGATTTAATAGATATGTAAAAAATTTATATAACAAATCATTAAACATTATTAAAAATTATAATTTTGATTTTTTAAAATTAAATTATACCGAATTTTTTGGTAATAATGGGACCCAATGGAGTTGGTATAATGTACCTCAGTCATTTAGAGAAAAACATTGGCCTGAAAATCCAAAATTACCTGAAATGGGATTGGACCCAAATTCTCCAAAAACTAAGTTTACATCAATAACATCGTATGAAGATATACCTGTTGCTACAGGTGAAATATTTTATTGTAATTGGCCTCAAATAGTTTCCAAATCAGGAAATCAAAAAATGTTTTTAGAAACAAAATGGAATCATCCGTATGAACAAACATGGATGAGTCACATGTTTCAAGAAACAGTCATTGGTAATCTAAATCCAGGATTATTGTTAATTACACCTACTGAACATAACCGTTTTGAACATTATGATTCAAAATTAAGGAAAGAAAGTTAATCTGTATATTTATTGTAAAAACAATAAATGGAATTCTATATTGGTCAAAATACCACTTTACCTATATTAAAGATGCAAGTTGTTAAAGACGGTAAACACGATATTGACACTATGTTACAAATTATTGAGGAATCTGTATTATACTTTTCAATGAAAGACATTAATAATGGAAGTTATAAAATATTAAATTCTTCTGCCGGTTTTGTTGAAAAAATATTTTTAGAACCAAACTCTGATGTTGAATATTATATTTACTATAAATTTTCAAAAAATGACACGTCTAAATCAGGAAGATTTGAAGGTGAGTTTTTGTTAAAATCTGAAAATGGAACTCTTTTATTACCAATAAGAGATAAATTATTCATAAACGTTACCGAATCAACAATAACCACTTAATGGAATTTTTTATAAAAAAGAATGCGACGTTACCTTTATTGAAATTTGAAATATTTCAAGATGGTAGGAGCGATTTTAATAACATACAAAATTTAAGCGGCGTAACCTCAAGTTATATAACATTAATTGACCCTGTAAATTCGGAAATAAAATTCGCAAGTAGACCATGTTCAATTGTTACAGGACAATCTGAGTATGATGACACAAAAATACTTTATTTTGTTGAGTATCAATTTAAAAACGAAGAAACAAAAAAATTAGGTAGATATGTGGTAGAATTATCAATAGTTGATACAAACGGTTCAGTTGTTTTTAAAATAAGAGATAGAGTTTTTGTTAATATAATTGATAGTTTTTCAATAGATGGATACTCATTTGCAAATAGTTATGAGGTAGAGTATCCTTGTTGTGACCAAGTATTACCAATACCAATACCTGTAACCCCTCCAAACACACCTTCTAGCACTGCGACCCCAACAAGTACGGTAACAGTTACTCCAACTGTAACACCAACAACGACCTCAACTCCAACACCTACTCCAGATAATACTAAAACCCCAACACCTACTTCTACTCCAACAATGTCCGCAACACTAACCCAAACACCAACTAACACAACTACTCCGACTAATACACCAACAATGACCTCAACATTAACTCAAACACCAACTAATACACCAACTAATACTCAAACTCCGACAACGACTACAACTCCTACAAATACAAAAACACCGACTAAAACACAAACTCCAACAAATACTACTACCCCTACCCCTACTCCAACTGTAACTGTAACTCCTACAAATACTTCAACGCCAGCCATGACCCCGTCCGTAACTAATACGTCAACAGTTACACCTACTAACTCAATTACGCCAACAAATACCCCTACTAACTCGATTACACCAACAAATACACCAACAAATACAATAACACCTAGTATTACTCCAACAAATACAGTAACCCCAACAATTACCCCAACAAAATTCCCAGTAACAACTGTGGTTGGTTCTTTTTATACTTTGGTTTATCCAAATGGTTCAATTTATAATACTGTTTGTCAATATGTTTACCCTGGCAATTATGTTAACAATTTTACAACTACCACACTAATTACGACAACCCCAACTTCTTGGTATTCAAAAGGATTTTCAACAACCACAGGTGAAATTAGACATTTCTATTTTAACGGATATCAGACTATACGATATAATTCAAGTCCTAATTCATCAAATATAAGTTTATTAACTTTATCTGGAAATTTTGACAGGTCATTTGTTGCTTTATCAACCACATCTCTTATTGTTTCTAAAAACAATTTTTCAGCAGGAAATGGAAATGAAATAAGACAAATATCTACAGAAAATTCTAGCTTTACATCACTTGCGGTATTACCATATGGAAGATTTACTACTGGTGGTATAATTAAAACAACAACAAATAGACTTATTGTTATTACGTCTAATGTTACTAATAACGACTTTTTATTAACTCAATATAATTTAAATTTACCATTGTCAAATCCATCTACAGTTGAAGTACAAATTAATTTAACAAATAATATAAGTAACCCTTCAGGTATTTTTGTTTCAAATTCAGAGTTTTATGTATCGTCAGGGACTGGTCAAATTTATAATATATCTAAAACACCTCCGTACACAATAACAAATGTTGCGTCATCTAATACACCGTTTAAAGGGTTTGGTCAAAATAGTGATATTTGGAATGTTCATTTTAGTGTGTAATTTGACATTTATTTATTTTTAAATTAAGTTTAAATCTAAGGTAAACTCCGACCTATAATTCGGATGCTAATATACCAAAATTTAATTTATGATATCTAACGAAGAAATTGAAAATTTCCTACAAGGAAATGATGATGAAAAATATATAATCGGTGTTGAATACGATTATGTCAAAGATTGTGTTTGGAAAATTATAGAGCACCCAATTCACGGTAAACAAATTAAAAAAGATACTTTTATCCCATTCGCTTGGGTTGGTGACTTACGCGGGTTAAACTTTTACCAATCGTCAAAAGCATTACAAAAAGAGGCAATGACAAAACATAAGATTGTCATTGAAAAATTACGTACTGATGGTAATGAAAGATTGGAGAAAGGTTTAACATTTATGGTTAAATCTCTTAATGGTTACCGTTCCCTTATTCAATTTTTTAGAGATGGGGGAGTTGACCCTTGGGGTGAGAAAACTAAAGGATTAATCCTTATTCTACCACCTGTTGAACAGTTCTTGGTTACAAAGGAGAAGCGTCTATTCAAAGGATTTGATGATTACAATAGTATCACGAGGTTTGTATTTGACTTGGAGACGACCGCATTAGAACCAAAAGACGGTCGTATTTTTATGATAGGGATGAAAACCAATAAAGGTTTTAGTCAGGTAATTGAATGTTCAACTGAAGACCAAGAGAGGGAAGGTATTATCAAATTCTTTAATACCATAGATGAACTTAAACCAAGTATCATCGCATCTTACAACGGATTTAACTTTGACTGGTTTTGGATATTTGAAAGAGCAAAGGCTTTAAAGTTGGACATTAAGAAAGTTGCTAAAACTCTTAATCCAATCAACCCAATCAAACAATCTGAAAGTATGTTGAAACTTGCAAATGAGGTTGAAAGATTTAATCAAACATCCATGTGGGGTTATAATGTGGTAGATACATTACACGCAGTTAGAAGAGCTCAAGCAATTAACTCATCTATCAAATCCGCGGGTTTGAAGTATATTACCCAATATATTAAAGCCGAAGCTGCTGACCGTGTTTATATTGACCACACAGATATTGGTCCATTTTACGCAAAAAAAGAAGAGTATTGGTTGAATATCCAAAACGGAAAATATAAGAAAGTGGGAGTTGACCCCACAATTGACGAAGCATGTTCTAAACACTCAAATGTTTATATTAAAACAACAGGTGATGATTTGGTTGAGAGATATCTTGACGATGACTTGGAAGAGACTCTAACGGTTGATGAAGAATTTAACCAAGGTTCATTCCTACTTGCGTCTTTGGTTCCCACAACATATGAAAGGGTTTCTACTATGGGAACTGCGACATTATGGGAAATCCAAATGAGAGCTTGGTCATACAAACACAAATTGGCAATTCCTGCAAAGAATGAGAAAACAGAGTTTGTTGGTGGATTATCACGACTACTTAAAGTAGGATTTTCTACTGATGTATTAAAACTTGACTTTTCGTCACTTTACCCTTCAATACAACTTGTTCACGATGTGTTTCCAACCTGTGACATTACAGGTGCAATGAAAGGTATGTTAAATTATTTCCGTAACACTCGTATCAAGTATAAAAATTTGGCTAAAGAATATGCTGATATAGATAAGAAACAATCAACATCTTACGACAGAAAACAATTACCTATTAAGATTTTCATCAACTCAATGTTTGGAGCTCTATCGGCACCACAAGTATATCACTGGGGTGATATGTATATGGGTGAACAGATTACCTGTACAGGACGACAATACCTTCGTCAGATGTTACGTTTCTTTATGAAACGAGGATATACCCCTCTTGTATGTGATACGGATGGTATGAACTTCTCGTTACCTGAAGGTGGTGTGGATGATAGAAGATACATCGGTAAGGGTAATAACTGGTTGGTTAAGGAAGGTAAAGAATATAAAGGTTATGATGCTGATGTTGCCGAGTTTAACGATATGTTTATGAAAGGTGCAATGGGACTTGATTGTGATGGAACTTGGAAATCCTGTATGAACATTGCTCGTAAGAACTACGCAACGATGGAACATAACGGTAAGATTAAACTTACAGGTAACTCAATCAAGAGTAAGAAACTACCACTTTATATTGAGGATTTTTTGGATAAGGGGATTAAGATGTTGTTAGAAGGTGATGGTCAATCATTTGTTGAGTGGTATTACGAATACTTAGAAGTAATTTTTAACCAACGAATTCCATTGATGAAAATTGCCCAAAGAGCAAAGGTTAAGTTATCAATTGATGATTATAAAAAACGTTCAAAGGAAAAGACCAAAGCGGGTAATGAGATGTCTCGTATGGCACATATGGAACTTGCAATCCGTGATGGTATTGCGGTGAGTTTAGGTGATGTAATATTCTATGTCAATAATGGGGTTAAAGCATCACACGGAGATGTTCAAAAGGTTAATAAACCTAAAAAAGGGTGGGCACAATCTGATTTGGATAATATGATGGAAGGATATGGTAAAATACCTCGTGAAATGGTTGAATCGTATGTAAAACTTAATTGTTATCGTCTTAACCCATCTGAATTGGAGTCAAATCCTAATATGACAGGTGAATATAATGTGTCGAGAGCAATCGTTACTTTTAACAAAAGAATTGAGCCATTGTTAATTGTATTTGGTGAAGAAGTTAGAAATAATCTAATAGTTACTGACCCTAAAGACAGAGGTTTGTTTACTAAAGACCAATGTAAATTGATTAATGGTGTTCCTTTTGAACCCGCTGACCAAGATAGTATTGAGGACTTGTTAACTATTACAGACCAAGAAATGGTATATTGGGGTAAACGAGGAATTAATCCTGAATACATTTACGAACTTGCTGAAGAAGGGTGGGAAGAAATGGTTTGATATTAATCTTTTACACCGTCAGATGAAATAACGTACCAAGTGTTGAAGACAAAACACAATTCAACACTGGCACCTTTTCCGATTACCATATCATCGTATTCTCTATCAATTTTAAATTTATCAGGTACAATCCTTGTTTCAGTTAACGCTTTGATAATTATGTGGTCACATAACTCAGAGTTTAATCTAATTAAAACTTGGTCGGAATCCACGGTAATAACTAAAAACTCACCACTAGGTGTGTATTCAGGTTCACTAGTAATTACTTTTGTTGATACTAATTTTTCAATTCCGTTGATTATTCTTTTTTCAGGTTGTGTTTTTAAAGTTGGCATAAATTAAATTACATATATTTGTCTTGGGAATGCTCTAAACTTCATTTGTTTGTTTAAATTTTCAGCAGTTAAAGCTTCCCTTTCCATCACTTTTTCAGGTTTTAATCTTGTTAAAATACCTTCAGCTCCAATTAATTCCTCAATCAGTTTTAATTTTTCATCCTTACCTTCAGTAGCTAACGAAGTATAATCCATTGTTAATTCAGAATCAGGGGTTTTTAAATTTCCTGAATATTTACCTCTTACTTTAGATAAAGTTTCTTTACAACTTGCAATAAAATATCTTCTCACCCATTGTTGTGCGGGATTATTTAAATCAACCCAAGACATAGAATCTTGTGGTACATCAGATGGTAATCGTATTATATCAGGATTTTGTTTTAAACATTTATCTCTATCAGCAGGACCGACATCATAATACCAATACCAAACTTTACCTCTCATTAAAGTTGAGTTACCAAAATCAAATCTACCTCCAGGTGTCTGCATTAAATGTATACCCTTTTTACCATCAGGTAAAGCCGTAATTCTATAAGTTAAATCACCCGCAATAATTCTTCTTTGGATGTTTATTTCTTGCATCCTTAATAACATATCAAATGCCGGCATCATGAAATATGAACCTGAGTAACCCATTTGGGAGTAACCTGCGGGACCACCTAAACCTGGACCTCCTAATGCTCCAAAACTCCAAGGGTCAAATAAAATATTATTTAACTCGGCAGGTGTAAACCAAAGTAATTCATTAATTTCTCTACCTGCGGGAACTTCATAAATTTGTTGACCTGGAGATAATTGTATATAATCTTTTTTCAAAACCCAATCACCTCCAGCTTGTAATCCTACAATTTTAGAATAGGCGTACGAGTATCTTTGTTCTAAATTAAAATCTTTAGTTACAAACGCTCTTGATAATGATTGAGTGTCCATATTTAATCCCCATAATTGAGCCCACTGAGACTCAATTAAAAAGTTTTGAACATATTGTGAATAATCACCTATTGAAAATTCTAATAAAGTGTCCATTTGTTCGTCCTCAAGTTCTATTGAACGTAGGGGAGCTCCTAATACGTGACGTACTTTAGTATATAAATCACTTCTGTATGGTTCTGCAATTACTGACATAGTTTTTATTTATAAATATCAATTTGACTTTTTAGTTTTAGATAAATAAAGTTCATTTATGAATTTCCAATTTACCGCATCCCAAAAATTTGTAATATATTCGTCTCTTTTATTTTGATATTTTAAATAATATGCATGTTCCCATAAATCTAACCCTAAAATTGGGAACCCACCTCTGTCAAATATATTCATCAATGGATTGTCTTGGTTTTGAGTAGACATCACTTTTAATTTACCACTTTTTGTTATTACTAACCATATCCATCCAGAACCAAATCTTTTTTTTGCAACAGACTCAAACCTTTCTTTAAATTCTCTATAAGAACCAAAATCTTTTTTAATTTTTTCTAAAATTTCACCGTATGGTTTTTGAGGTGTTGGAGATAACATTTTCCAAAAAAGTGCGTGATTAAATGCTCCACCCGCATTATTTCTAATTACGGTATTATATTTTGAAATTTGTTTAACAATATTTTCTAACTCAACATCACCGTAATCTCTTTTTCGTAACGCTGAGTTTAATTTTTTTACGTACCCTTTATAATGTTTTTGATAATGAAACTTCATAGTTTCAGGGTCAATAAACCTACGAAGAGATGCATAACCATACGGTAATTTATCGATACCTATGGTTTTCATTTCATTGATAAAATACTTTGTTTCAGGTAATACTATATCACCTGTTATTTTTTTCTGTAAAGATTCTGATAATAAATTTAATGATTTCATCAATAATAAATACTTACTTACTATTGATTTCGTTAAGTATTTGTTCAACAATATCCGAGGACGTTCCGTCGTCACCCATTACAGTTCCTATTATTTTTTTCTTGTTATCTAAAATGTCATAAATTACCCCTTCAATTGTATTTTCAAAAATTGGGTAATATACGGAAACTGAATTTTTTTGACCATATCGGTACGCTCTATCTTCAGCTTGTGAATGGTCTGCGGGTACGAAAGATAAATCATTCATAATACACGCCTCAGCCGCGGTTAATGTTAAACCAACACCTGCGGCTTTAATATTACCACAAAATACTTGAACTTTTTCATCAGTTTGAAATCTGTCAACAGCATCCTGTCTTGCGGGTTTTGTAGTTGACCCATCTAAATAAACTGATTTTTTACCAAAATGTTCATGTATTTTTTTTAGAGGTTCTGTAAAATTACTAAAAATGATTACTTTTTTACCTTGTTCTAAAATATTTTCAGCTAACTCAATTGTTGTTGGTATTTTTTCTTCGGCAATAACTTGTCTTACTTTCATTAATTTTGTAAACTGTATTGAAAGTGATTTAGATTCTTCTTGTCTATTATTATACCAATCATAGTACTCACCCATTAATCCTTCATAAAATTTTGATTTTAATCTCAAATAAACAGGGGTCATTATTTTTTCAGGTAAATCTAAAACATCTGTTTTTAGTCTTCTTAAAATTTGACGAGAAGTTCTTTCTCTAAGTTCTTCTAAATTTGATGCACCTGTAACATTCCAAACTTTTTTATTACCAACCCTAAATTGATATCCGTTACAATATCTAATTGCGTACGCCATCCAATTCTGACTAACAGGACTATCAATTAATTTTAAAAGATTGTAGTAATTCATTGGTCTTGATGTCATTGGAGTACCTGTTAATAACCAAAGTTTTTTAACATTCTTAGTTAAGTCCATTATAATTTTGGTTCTTTGTGCCTGAGCGTTAGAAACATAATGTGCTTCATCAATTATGATTAAATCAAAATTTGATTTGAATATTAATGAATTTTCTTTGTCCTTTGGGTCGTAAAAATTTTTAAGGATATCATAATTTGTAATTACAAAATCACTGTCCTCATATTTTTTACCTTCACAAATAAAAATATTTTTATCTGTATAATTTTTAATTTCTCTTTCCCAATTGATTTTTAAAGACGCTGGACAAATTATCAATATTTTTTTAGCACCACTTTCTAAACTTGCAATTACTGTTGAGGTAGTTTTACCTAATCCCATATCGTCCGCTAAAATGAATTTATCATTTTTTAATAGTTTTTCTATCGCTTCTTTTTGGTGAGATAAGGGGAGTCGATTTTGATACTTAGAATAATCGACCTCAATTACATTTTCTTTATATTGTTTAACAATCGCGGCTTTAGGTATCCAAAAATCATGAATAGTTTCACCACTATGAATCTTACCCCAAATATGATAAGATTTATCTTTTTCTATTAAAATTTTTTCTACATAAATTTTATCAGGCTCTTTTATAAATGGATTATCCTCGACAAGTTTTTGTGAAAAATAAGAATCAATATCCACCCATTTTTTGGCAACTTTTGGAGTTGTGGTATAATAAGTTATTATATACTCACATTGAGCTCTAGTTGGGATGTGTTTTTTGTTTGTCTCACATTGTTTTTTAATTTTAAGTATATAGTTATTTGACCCTTCATAATTTTCTAAAATACTTAGGGCTTTTTGTTCAATACTTAAATGTGAAGTTCCTGTTTCCAAACTTTCAATATTACATTACTTATAATAATAAGTGAAATAAAGATATTTATCAATATGTCACAAAGAAATGTACCAATTACTCGTTTAGGAAAATTTTTTGGAGCCGAGGACTTCACATTAGATGTGGGTATGGGTAGAGAATGGCTAGAAGGGGATATGAACTTTACTTTGGTCTTATACAAAATCGATAAACAAAAGACAGATATTGATGATGTTTATGGGGAGGCTTTAGCTAACGGAATTAAATTTCTCACACCTGTCGAGTTTAAGGCATATGTTCAAGTATCTGCACCTGAAAATAAAAATATAGGTACTAGTAAAATTAATCAATTTGAACCTGGTAATATTAGAATTTCAGTATATCAGTCACATTTGGATGAATTAGGTATTGAAATTGAATATGGTGACTATATAGGGTATTATGAAAAAGAAAACCGTGTAAGATACTATACAGTTAATAATGATGGTAAAGTTGTTTCAGATAATAAACATACTTACGCAGGATATAAACCATTCTACAGAACAATAAATGCGTCACCTGTAGGACCAAACGAATTTAACGGAATATAAAATGGGGTTACCTAAAAAAATAAAAAAAGACATTAGTCTTATCCCTAAAAAAGAAGGATTGTCTCGTAGGATAGAAATGCTTGATATGATTAACGAGCATGGAACATATCTACCAAAATCTATATTACACGAAGATTTGGATAGAGGGTTTTTAGATTTTGTTAAAAATGATTTAGAGATTAGTACTGATGGTGTTAAAGTACCAATTATTGACATTATCATGACAACTCAAAACTGGTCAAATTACGCAAAAACTTGGTCATTTCAAAATTTAGATAAAAATCCTGAACCTCCTTTTGTGACAACAATTAGAAATCCTGAAGTTAAATACGGTTCATTACCATCATTAATGTGGACTATTCCAAATAGAAAACAATATTTTTACGCAGCAGTACCAACGTGGGATGGTGAAAGAAAAGGGTACGATGTTTATACAATACCACAACCAGTACCTGTTGATATTACATACTCAGTAAAAATAGTTTGTAATAGAATGAGAGAGTTAAATAAGTTTAATAAAAAAGTAATAGAAAAATTTTCATCTCGTCAAGCTTACACAAATGTTAAAGGTCATTACATTCCAATAGTTATGAATGAAATTTCTGATGAATCAGTAATGGACGTTGAAAAAAGAAGATATTATATCCAAAGTTACGGGTTTACATTAATGGGGTTTTTAATTGATGAAGATGAATTTGAAGTTAAACCTGCAATTAATAGAGTATTACAATTAATTGAAACAGATACAAAAAAAGTGAAATCTAAAAAAATTAAAAATGAAACCGCTCCATCTTCAAGTTTAACTTTAAATTTTGAAGGTGCGACCACAACGATTACACAAGAATTTAAATATACCGCCAACTTAACTGTTGAGTCTAAGGTTAATATTACAAATTATTATATATACATTAATGGTCTTTTTTATGGGTCCAATTCATCAACCATTCAAATTAATAATGGTGATACTTTACAAATTGATATACAAAAAGTCACCTCGGAATTGGATTCTAAAATGTCATTAGGTATTGAGTTAATTTAATTACTCTCCGTAAATATCATTTTTATTTGTACAATTTTTTTTAATTAACATTTCTATAAATTTATTTATTTTAAGACCGTGCTTATCGCAATGTTTTTTTAGTAAATCGTGATGATATTCCGATATTTTTAAATTTTTAAATTTCATAGGATAAAAAAGTAGAAAAAAATCATACCAAAATATAAATAGATTAAGATATGTAAAGTTTTTTGAAAAACCTGAAAGTATTTATAGAAAAATAAATTATAAAAAAACTTACATTAAATGGCTAAATCAAACACAGTTTTCGTTTCTCCAGGTGTGTATACATCTGAAAGAGATTTGAGTTTTGTGTCTCAAAATGTGGGTGTAACTACTTTAGGTATTGTTGGTGAAACTATTAAGGGACCGGCATTTGAACCTATATTTGTCACTAACTATGACGAATTCCAACTTTACTTTGGAGGTACTTCACCTGAAAAATTCATAAACACTCAAATACCTAAGTATGAGGCGGCGTATATCGCCAAATCTTACCTACAACAATCTAATCAACTTTTTGTAACTCGTGTATTAGGGTTATCCGGTTATGACGCTGGACCATCATGGTCTATCAGTACTGTTGCAAATGTTGATTGTGATACAATAATATTCACAGGGTCAACAAACTATTTACTTACATTTACAGGTACATCCGCATCAACATCGTCAATAACATTTGGTTCGGTTCCAACTGCTTTAAATCCGAATATTTTCTCATTACCATACACTACATTTAATGGTGGGACATCATCAATTTCTGATGATATGAAATCATTGGTATTGAATATTATGAGGTCACAAGCAACTTCTGCATACACAGGTAGTATGTGGGGAACAATTCCGGCAAGTGCTTATACGTCGTATTCATCAGTTTACTCAGCAATTACAAATGAATACGGAGTTACCAGTTTATCGGCAATTACGTGTGATTCAAAAAACGACCCATGGTTTTATTCCACATTTGGTTTAATGTATGGTGATTCATATTCAGGAATTTCATTTAATGCATCGGTAACATCATTATCGGGTACTGCTTATGGAAACGCGGGTTCTTTTTCAGGATGTGTATCAGGTACTGTATTCTCATATTCAGGAACAGCATTTTCTGATTACAATGATATTGTTGTCGCAACTTTACGTTCTAGAGGTTTAGCTGATTACTCAAGTGATAACGGACCTGTTTATCAAGTTTCCGCAACAACTGCGTTGACTATGGTGTGTTCGGGGTCTTATTCAGGAGTAACTAAGAATCCTTTATCAACATTCTTATTATCAGGAAATACTATAGATAATACTAATTTCACATATGAAGTTAATTTATTAGAAACTAGTCCTAATTTCATTTCTAAAGTTCTTGGTGTATCTAATTTTAGTAAACCTAGAACAACGTTCCCTCTATTTGTTGAAGAAGCGTACACTACTTTAATTAATTACGCATACAATAAAGGATATATTAGAGGTCTGAATTGTGGTTTAGACACATCTGCTAAAGCTAGAGATTTGACTACAGATTCTTTAGGATGGTACCTTGAACAATATCAAAGTGCCGAGTCTCCATGGGTTGTGTCAGAATTGAGAGGTAATAAAATTTATGAATTATTTAAATTTTTCACTATTTCAGATGGTAATAATTCTAATACACAAGTTAAAATTACAGTTGCAAATATATCATTCACAAATGGTACTTTTGATGTAATTGTTAGAGATTTTTACGATACTGATAGTAACCCTGTTGTTGTTGAGAAATTCTCAAATTGTAGCATGGACCCTAACTTGAATAACTATGTTGCTAAGAAAATTGGTACCTCAGATGGTGAATACCAATTAAATTCTAAATATGTTATGCTTGAAGTTAATGTTGATGCACCAATAGACGCGTTACCATGTGGATTTGAAGGATATATTAACAGAGAGTATCCTTCATCAAATTCGGCTTTCCCAATATATAAGACAAAATATTATATTCCTGGTGAAACAATATATGACCCTCCTTTCGGTAATTCTGCTGGTGTTAATAACGACACTCAAAGTTCAGGAGACAACGTTAGAAGAAGTTATTTAGGTTTCTCAAGTCAATTTGGTATTGATGAATCTTTATTAATTTATAAAGGTAAACAAAATCCTGTAAGTGATTTCTGTGACGCAGTAACTGGTTCTGATTGGGCATATTTGTCAAGAGGATTCCATATGGATAGTGGGGCTACAGTTGTTACAATAGGTCAATTAAGTCCTAATTATAATGGTTTAACAACTTCAGGAAACCAAGCGTTTGATTGTGGGGTTGCGTCATTTAATACTGAACCAACTTCTGAAACTAATCCTTACTATAGATTATATTCTCGTAAATTCACTTTAGCATTACAAGGTGGTTTTGACGGATGGGATATCTACACTGAAAGAAGAACTAATTCTGACAGATTTGTGTTAGGTAGAAGTGGATACTTGGCAGGTGCTTGTGTATCGACATCATATCCTTTAGCAACAGGTACAGGTATGTTTAAACAAATTACTGTAGGTGACAATAGTGTTGATTGGGCAAATACTGACTATTATGCATATTTGTTAGGTCAAAAAACTTTCTCAAACCCTGAAGCGGTTAATATTAACGTATTTGTTACTCCTGGTATTGATATTGATAATAATAGTAATTTAGTTGAGGCGTCTATTGATATGATTGAAAACGACAGAGCGGATTCAATCTATATTACGACAATCCCTGATTTTAATTTATTACAACCATCAACTTCAGTTGATAATTTATATTACCCACAAGAGGTTGTAGATATTTTAGAAACTGCGGGTATTGACTCAAACTATACCGCAACTTACTATCCTTGGGTGTTGACTCGTGATACAGTTAATAATACCCAAATTTACTTACCTGCAACTGCTGAAGTAACAAGAAACTTGGCATTAACTGATAACATTGCGTTCCCATGGTTCGCAGCCGCTGGTTACACAAGAGGACTAGTAAACGCAATCAAGGCTCGTAAAAAGTTAACTCAAGAAGATAGAGACACATTGTACAAGGGTAGAATTAATCCTATCGCAACATTCAATGATGTCGGAACAGTTATTTGGGGTAATAAAACACTTCAAATTAGAGAGTCAGCATTAGATAGAATTAACGTTAGAAGATTGTTGTTACAAGCACGTAAGTTGATTTCGGCAGTGGCTGTAAGATTATTGTTTGAACAAAACGACGCGGTAGTTAGACAACAATTCTTAGATGCGGTTAATCCAATCTTAGATTCTATTCGTAGAGACAGAGGTTTATATGACTTCAGAGTTACAGTTCAAAACACTCCTGAAGATTTAGATAGAAACCAAATGATAGGTAAGATTTACATCAAACCAACTAAAGCTCTTGAATTTATTGATATTGAGTTCTTAATTACTCCAACTGGAGCTTCTTTTGAGAACATCTAATATTAAACAATAATTATAAAAACCCCCTTATTGGGGGTTTTTTATTTTAAACAATATTTATATAATATGAAAAGAATTTTTGAAGGTTTCACAGAAGAGGGTACTCCTGATTTAAAATATTATGCATTTGATTGGGATGATAATATAATGTATATGCCAACTAAAATTATCTTAAAAGAAAAAAATGGTAAAGAGGTTGGTATGGGTACACATGATTTTGCAAAATACCGTACATTAATTGGAAAAGAAGAGTTTGAATATAATGGCAATACTATTGTAGGATTTTCAGATGACCCGTTTAGATATTTTGGAGAAAAAGGTGATGAAGAATTTTTGATTGGTTGTTTGATGGCGAAAAAAGGTCCTGCTTGGAGTGATTTTGTAGAAGCAATAAATGGTGGGTCAATTTTTTCAATAATTACTGCAAGAGGTCATCACCCAAATACATTAAAAAGAGCGGTAAAACAATTAATTGACGGTGAAATCGACGGTATTTCTAAACAAGAAATTGTTAAAAATTTAAAAAAATATAGAGATAAAGTTAAAGGACTCCCAACTGAAAAATTAGATGATAATACACTTATAAATTTATATTTAGAAATGTGTCAATTTTATCCTGTTACACATGGTGAAGGAAGTGCGACAAATCCTGAAGACGGTAAAGTTAAAGCTATGAGAAAATTTATATCATATGTCAGACAACAGGCGAAACTTTTACAAAAAGACGTAGAAATGATTGACGATGTATCTAATTCGTTTGTACCACAAATAGGTTTTTCAGATGATGATGAAAGAAATTTACAGGCTATGATTAATAAATTATCTGATGACGAAGAAAAATCTTTAAAAATGTATACTACTAAGACTGGTGAAAAAAAGAAGTTTCAAGGAAGCAATACTGAAGACTAGTACAAATATTTCTAAAAAAAAATAAAAGTAAATAGATTTTTCTTTTGTGATATATTTATAAGAGAATAAAACAGAAAAAAAACAAAAAGAAACTATGGCTGATTTGCTGATGAAAATGCCGATTCCTTACGAACCGAAAAGGCAGAATAGATTTATATTAAGATTTGATTCTTCTTTAGGAATCAATGAATGGTTTGTAGAATCTACAAGTAGACCACACATCACAATCGGTGCTACGGAGATTCAATTCTTAAACACTTCTACATTCGTAGCTGGTAGATTTAACTGGCAGACAATTAACGTTACGTTCCGTGACCCAATTGGACCTTCAGCTGCTCAGGCTCTTATGGAGTGGGTTCGTTTACATGCTGAATCTGTAACAGGACGTATGGGTTACGCTGCGGGTTATAAGAAAAACATTGATTTAGAAATGTTAGACCCGACAGGTGTTGTTGTTGAAAAATGGTTGTTACAAGATACGTTCTTAACTGACGTTAACTTTAACCAATTATCTTACTCACAAGATGGATTGGCAACTATCACGGCAACTTTAAGACCTGATAGATGTATCTTAGTTTACTAATATAAAAAAATATTTTTTAAAAACCTCACATATGTGGGGTTTTTTGTTTACTATGAAATAATGTTAGATTATTTTAATTAATAAAACACAAACAAATATGGACTCAAGAGAAGCCGGACAAATGAATTTTAATTTACCACACGATATAGTGACACTACCAAGTGGGGGTAAATTTTATAAAAATAAAAAGAAAAGTGTTAAAGTTGGATTTTTAACTGCTTCAGATGAAAATCATTTAGTTAATATTAAAAAAGCTGATTCACAATCTATCATAAATGCAATTGTTAGAAACAAACTTTATGAACCTGATATGAAACCAGAACAGATGTTAGATGGGGATATTGAAGCGGTTTTGGTATTTCTTAGAAATACTTCATTTGGTCCTAATTATAGTATACCTGCAATTGACCCTGCAACTGGAGAGTCATTTATTGCAAATATAGACCTATCTGAGTTAGATATTAAAAAAACTAAAGAAGAACCTGATGGTGAGGGTTTGTTTGTTACAACATTACCTAAAAGTAATGTATCCGTTAAATTAAAACTTTTAACGTTTGGTGAAGACTTAGAAATTGAAAGACAACTAGAAGGTTACCCACAAGGACTTACTCCACCAAGAATTACAAAAAGACTATTAGAACAGATTGTTGAATTAAATGGTACGAGAGATAAAGGTGAAATATCCAAGTCAATTGAAAAAATGCCAATTACTGACTCAAAATATATTCGTAATTTTTTGAGTGAAAACGAGCCAAGATACGATTTAACAAAAGAAGTTATCGCCCCGTCCGGAAAAAAGGTATCCTTGAGGATAGCCTTTGGGGTGGAGTTTTTTCGGCCTTTCTTCTGATTACTACGAAGTACAAATGAATGAGTTTCTTTTATTATCAATGAAACTCAATATGTCCTACGAAGATTTCTTACTTATACCGGTATTCCAAAGAAGGTATTTAATTAATAAATTAGTTGAAATGAATACTCCTAAGGAATAAAAATTTTTTTTTAGTTATTTATATGTATGGGATTTTTAGAAGATTTAGGTTCGGGTCTTAAAGATGTATTAGATGCATTTGTTGGCTCATTAGGTAGCTCTCTTAAAGAAAGTATAAGTACTGATGTTATATTAGACAACTTAGATAGAGTTGACGTAGGTATGACTCAGATTATCGGAGGGATGGGCGCTGGTCGAGAATTATCCCATTTAATAAAGTCAAATATTGCCGGTGCGTACACCAACGTCAAACTTTTAGGTGGTGATTTAGAAAACATTGTACAACAACAACAAAATCTAAATGACAGTACTGGTAGACAATTAATATTACAAAGAGAATATCACGACGATTTATTTGCGACAACTAAAGTAACTGAACAATCCGCTCACGAATTGATTACAGCATTTGATAATGCTGGTAAGTCAGTTTATGACATTAAAAATACAATGGAAGGTGTTGTAAATCAGTCAAGGTCATTAGGATTAAATGCTACCGAAGTATCAACACGAATGGTTGCTAATCTTGAAAAGATGAACATGTACGGATTTGAAAGAGGTGTTGAAGGTTTGAGTAGGATGGCCGCCAAATCCGCAATGTTTAAACTTGACATGAGTTCAACATTTAATTTAGCGGATAAATTGATAAGTCCTGAACAAGCTGTTGAGTTTTCTGCAAGATTACAATCTTTAGGTATACAAAGTGAACTTATTGACCCATTTAGAGCTATGGATTTAGCGACGAATGATATGGAAGAGTTACAAAACCAAATGATTGAGTTAGGTAAGGGAATGACTTACTATAACGAACAAACAGGTAAAGTAGAAATATTCAAAGAAAAAAGAGGGGTTATTAAAGAGTTAGCTGCCGCAGCTGGAATGACTTCTACAGAATTTAGTCGAATGATAGTTCAGAGTGAAACTTTGAACAGGAAAATGGCGGAAATTAAAATGCCTAATTTAAATATTACTGAAGACCAAAAAACTATGATTGCTAATTTAGCGGCAATGAAGGACGGTCCACAAGGTAAGGGATATTATGTACAAATAAAAAAAGACGATGGTACGACTACGGAAAAACTTGTATCTTCACTGGATGAAAAAGACATACTAAAATTAGCCGACCAAGTTGCAAATCCAAAAACTATGGAAGAATTGGCTCAAGACCAAGTAGATTTCTTGTCAAGAATGGCAAATAGTTTAGACGCCATTAAAAACGGACCAAGTATGGGTATTGCAGGTTCTAAATTAGGTGAAGGTGTGGTTGATTTAACAATTGCCGCAGACGCTTTAGTTTATAAACCTTTGGCTAAAGCAATGGATTCAGGTAAAATTGCTGACATTATTGATAAATCAGGTGACGATTTAAAAAAAATATATGAAAGTATAACTACTTCAGCGAGCGGATTTGATGGTACTCTTGCAGGATTTAAATCGTTACTAAACACAGGTCTTGATGGTATTACTGACGCAACACTTGATGCCGCACTTGAATTCCAAAACAATTTAAAACAAGTTAAAAGATTAGGTACTTTTGCAAATTATGGGGAGGTTTTAGATAAGGCGAATGTTAATGAATATAAAGTTGGTGAAGTTAATGACGGGTTTGTATATGGTCAGGGAAATAATAAACAAATAGTGCAAACACATCCTGATGATAATGCGTTTTTTGCTCAAAGACAAGGTATGGTCGCTGCGATGGGGGGTATGGACATTCTTCAAAAAGTTAAAGAAACTATTATAAGTGCTAACGCGCCTACAAACAACAATAACAATTATTTTGAACAATTCCAAAATATGGCGATGAACCAAAATAATACTAAAGAAGTTAACCATAAAATGGACCCTATAAAACATGAGGGTGAATTAAAATTTTCTATTGACATAAACGCACCTGCTGGTGTAGATACAAGAGCGTTAAATGAAATATTTAAAAATAATAGAGGTTTTATGGAAAATTTAGTTGTTCAATTTAATAAACAAATGGCTAACAATTATTTCACAAACGCACCTACTGATGTTAATAGAACTTATATTAATGCGGGATAAAATTTCTTTTCAATCTATTTATTAAAAAAATAGATATAAATGCCAGAAGTACCATTATCATATTTAAGTACTCAAACTTTAAGGGATTCATTACTGTCAAGAAACTTACAACCCTATGCGGTTCAAGGTAATTTTAATCCAAACGTACAAAATCAAACCCCTGAATACATTCAGTCAAACTCAAGTGTGGTTGATTCACCGTCAATAACAACAAATATTGACTCCCCAATGTATCAGTCAAGATTGTTAGGTGCGTTAAATGAATATGGACCTGTAAACACCCAAGATGGTGCCGAATTAATTAGTACTTTACAAACATACAATGTTACTCAAACTACAGATGACCAAGGTAACCCTGTTAGTGTAATTGGTAATTTTAATGAATATGATTTAAGTGACGAAAAATTACCATCAATAACTTCTGATTTTTATAGATTATCAGTTGGGGTTAATAAATTTAAAAGTACGGGAGATGGGTTATTATATTTTGTAACTACGGTTATTTTACCATCTTTAGGTCAACCTTACTATACCAATATTGTTGGAGGAGTTTCTTCATATTCTTTATATTCAATTTTAACTGAAGATAATCCTACAGGTAGTATTGGACCAATGTCTAATGATACCGTATTGGTTAAGATAGGTGCTCAAAAATTAAAAGATTATTTTACAGAAAGAATAAGTAGAGAAATTTCTGATTCTTTAAATCCAATTAATCAAGACGCGTTAAATAATCCTTTTGCGTTATTGACGGGTGTTGAACCATTGATTGACAGAGATTATCGAATAACAGTTGGACCATTAAGAATAATTTCGACCTTAGAAAGAATCTCAGGTACATATTTTCCGGCATCAATAATACCTGGGAATTATTTAACTAACCCTGATAGTCAACAAGCTTTTTTTGGACAATTAGTAAATGCGTTTAATCAAACTGGACTTGGAAAAATTGCTGCAAAATTATTTAGAACAAATCAAGACACTCCTTCTGAGTTATTTTTAGAAAGTACAGGTGGTGCTCAAAAATCTTTTTTATTTAAAAATTTAGATTATAACACATACAAACCTTATTATAAAAGACCTATTTTAAGTAGAATATTAGATGCTATAAATCCTTTTGATAATGAGTCAAGTGTTGGATACTATTACGTTGGTTCTAAAGATGTTAATGTAAGTACCTTAACATCACCATCAGGGGAATTACCTGAAGATGCTCAAGGTAACGAATTATCTGCTATTGTTTACGGTCAAGATATTGTCTCTGAAACTTTTGAAGGTAAAAGAATATCAAGTATTAATTTTGGATTAAAAGGTAAATCAACCTATGACTCAACTGCAAATGTTGACGGAGGATTTTTATGGTCATCAACAAAATCACTAAAAGATGCCGGTAAAAGAGCGGGATTATCAGGAGGAACTAGAACTGAAGACCCTGAGTATAGAATTATTGAAAATGTTATCCAGGGACACGCGTCTCAGAATTTATTAGTATCAACAAATTCTGATTTTGTTAGAGACAATAGTCTTTTAGTTAAGACACAACAATTAATTGATTCTGCGGATAAAGTTGAGGGTGAAAGAAGACTTAAACATGCGGGTAACGCTATGAACCAAATAAGTAAAGTATTTCACGATGGTTATAAAATTATGACAAAAGGTTCTCAAGTGATGACAT